CCATATAGTTATAGCAATCTTCAAGTTTAGTTAGTTTAAAGTCTGCAGGAATATCAATTTTATAACCACCATTCTTAGTTAATACAAATTGCATTAAATAATAATCTAGCATACCATCTTCTTCAAGTTGTTCAATATCATACCCTTCCGCGCGCATTAACTCAATATAGTAATAATATAACTCTTCATCATTAAAAATTTCAAAGAACCTATCATAATTAAATCTATCCTTTTCTTTTAGTTGCTGCATATATAACTTTAAATTGTCTGTAAGATATTCTTCTTCTGGATCAACCAAACTAATTCCAATCACATAAGCAACTTTAGAAGCAGTATTATACACCATTCCATTACCTCTTATTTCTAAAGAAAGAATTAGAGGAGTGGTGGTTTCTAAAGGAACACTAAAAAAATTAGTTTTAAAATAATAATAGTCTCTGTCCATAGAAGCAGTTGTAATTTGATAATCTCCGTGAGTTTTTGTCTTTACAATTGCTTGGTAAGTATTTGGAGTTTCTACTGGAAGATTATCCAATGCTTTTCGCGCAATTTTAAAACCTATTGGGATATTTTTATCACCTATACAAAATTTTATAGGCTTAGTAGTTAAGATTTGTTTATTTTCTATTAAATAATATTCCATTTCTTACCTCCCATTTGCTTTATAAATATGTAAGAAAGGATGCACATAGTTCCAAGAGCCACCAGCCGCGAACTCAGAGTTATCTTCTTCTTTTAAAACTGGAATATCTTCATCAGTTTCAACATATTTAAATTGATGTCCAGTAATATCAATAGCTTCTTCGTATTTTTCATCTGTATTTACTTTTTTAATATATTTATTTTCAGTAGAATAGGTTCTAACTAATTGAACTCCATCTTCTCTAACTTTATAATTTTCGGTTTTAATCATTATTTAAACCTCCTTTTCCAATAGTAAGAGAAAAACCCTACTCTTTTATCTACTATTTTAATAAAATAAAAAATAGCCGAAGAAAACTCCGACTATTCTTCAATTTCACAGAACACCTTTACAAACAAGTCATCTCTATGTTTAGTAATAAAATCAAACCAGTTCTTTTTAATGTGTTCTGCGGCGGCAAGCATAGCCGCATCATCCTCTTCACTAAAAGAAATAACTGTTTCTAAGTTAAGTTCAACGACAAGATTAGTCATTGGTCTTCTCTCCTAAAATATTATTTCCTTTTAGATTCGTCTAAATTATACTAAAATTTTTCAGAAAATGCAAACTATTTATCTTCGTTTTGTTTCATAGTAGTATATGCATCTTCGATTAGCGCGCGTATTTGTTCATCAGTAAGAGTAATATGCGCTTTCTTAGCGAGAGTTTTTATAAGTTCTGTTACGTAGTCACGCTGTTCTGTACCGTGGCCATCTCCGAATTGATTTTCGGCACTAACTACAAACTTATAAACCCAAGCGCTTAAAACTTTTAAATTTTCGTTAGAAAGAACAAATGGAGTTACATACTTACCAATCAAATATGCAGCCACCATAACAAGTAAATAAATTGAAATATATAAAATCTGGTTCATTATATTATGCCCCCTTTAATTTACTAACTTGAATATAAGCTTTTCTTCCAGTATTAACTACTTGAATATAATCAACATTAGAGTTATAATGTTTTAAAACTTTAACTTTAGTCGCGGCTTTATATTGGTTTTTTATACCAGTCAGGTTTCCCTTAGAATAGAGGGTCGCCGCGGAAGTAAGCCTATAATATTTTCCTACAGTTGTTTTATAAGTTATTTTTGTAGTTGTAGTAGTTTTTGTAGTTAGATAACTTGTACTAACCCACTTATTATCACCAATACGTGCCCAACCATTTTTAGTTTCATAAACTGTTACTTTAGAACCTTTTTTCAAAGAACCAACTGTTTTGTAATTTGTACCTGGCCCTTTTCTAATGTTTAAAGTAGAAGCAGTTGTGTAAGCAGTATAAGAAGTTGAAGTTGTATTTACTGCAGTTGCCGATAAGTACGCTGAACTTACCCAACGATTAGTACCAATTCTTGACCAACCGCCAGTTACCTCATAAACTGTAACTTTAGTTCCTTTACCAAGTTGTCCTACTACAGAATAATTAGTTCCTGGGCCACTTCTTACATTAAGTGCGGCGGATTCTGTAGCAATATAGCGGGTATAGTTTACTTGTGTACCTGTAGAACCGCTACCACCAGAATTACCACCTGTTGAAGAAATTTGGTGATCGTTACTAAACACCCAGAAGTTCTTTGCATTAGAGTATCCAGTGAATTTAACTTCTGTAATATAAGCAATATTACCACTCATACTTACATTCGCGGCCTTGCGTGAAGTTGTAGTATATTTACCAGCGTAATAGTAGGGATCGTGAACCCTAAGAGTACCATCAGAATCTCCCATTAAGGCAATATAATGTCCACCAGTTGTCCATAGGCCAGGCCCGCAAGAAGCAATTACAAAATAATCAGACACACCATCATTATTCTTATCAGTTTTTAGATAGTTATAAACTTTTGAATAAGAAGTTGTTGTATAGAACTCGTTGAAATCAAAGTAGTCTGCTGTAAATGAAAAAGCAGCCCAAGCAGTACCATTATTAGCAGTACGATATCCATTATCTACATAAAGTTTTGCCATTGTGGGTGGTGTGATTGCACCGATACTAGAACTTACAACCATCGCGGCCGAAGTAGGCCCGCATCCTGAAGACTTAATTGTTTGAGAGCTTTTATTGATTGAAGTGTATGGAATACTTGCCCAACGACTATCTGCTTGAGAATAGTATGTAATTCCTTGCCAAGAGCCTAATAGAGAAAGACCATTGCCTGTATTAGTTCCTTCCCAGGCAATGTTTTCAATTTCAACCACACCATCTTCTTCTAATGCGCCTTCGTCAGAAATTAAACTTTCGTCGACTTCTTCTTCTACAATTTCATTAGTAGAAAGATCTGCATTTTCTTCAAGATCGTCTTTAGTTTGATCTGCCAAATCTAAAGTCTCATCTGTAATAATTGCTTCTTTGGTGTCATCGTACTCTACAGAATTAGAATCTTCTTGCGGCGCTACCGCAGTTGAATCATTATCTTCTATGCTAGCCGCGCTGGTAGTAGACTCTTCAATTATTTGATCGATTTGAGAAGTATTAATTGCACAACCAGATAAAAGTAGAACTAATGCACAAAATAAAGCAACTATTCTAATTGAATGTTTCATCTCCTTTTCCTCCTTTTTAATTTTTATAGTTGGCTCCTATTTCAAAAGAAGAAGTTCTTCCCGTTGAAGAGCCAGTTATATTATTTACATATTCAGTTGGAACTAAACACAATATACGTGATTGACATATTCCATTTACCCAACCATAATAGTAATTACCAACTTTACCTAAAAAATCCATTCTTTCCTTCGCCATTCCATAGAAATTCCACGGAGATGGTGTTGTTTCTCCGTTTAAATACCAATAAAGTCTAGTATAATCTTTTTTTATTATACCATAGCCTTTCCAAGTTGTATAAGAGATTTTTATTGTTTCACTATTTACATTACCAATATTGGTGTTTGTATAATTACCAAGATTTTCATTAGGACGAAGTAATCCATAAACTTCACGAGTTAATCCAGTCTGTATTTTAGGCCGCATATTGTTGGACTGATGAATAAATTTTAGTGAGCTTGCACTATTCGCATTGTTTAATGCAATCACTACGTGTCCTGCGGCGCTAGAACCATTACAACTTATAATATCGCCTGCCTTATACCCACCACTTTCTGATATGCGGGCGGCCGCAATTTGAGTACAATATTCTGATACAGCATTAACGGACCAAACTTCTTTACCATTACCAAACCTTTGACCAGTTTGAGTAAATTTAGAATTAAAACATTCGTGAGCATAAGCTTTAATTAAAGTTACACATTCTCTTGGATAACTTTGACCTTCCAAGAATCCGCTAATTGGTACTTCAAAAGGATACTTTCCATTAGAAGTTTGTCCGTTCATTATCTCGTCAACGAATTGTTGTAGTGTTTTCATTATCCTTTTTCTCCAATAATTCTATAATATAGTCAAGTTTTTGGTCTTGAACTTGTAAATGTTTATGAATTTCACTTAATGCAAATTGGACTTTTTCATCTACAACTTTATCTAATCTTTTAGTTTCATTTTGTAAATCAGTTTGAGTTATATTCATATCCAAGTTTTTAATTCCTAAATAGAAACTCAATACATTCATAACATCAAGTACACTTAAACCTTTTTCATTCATTTTCCTTTCTCTCCAAATAAAAATACACTTATCTTTTAAAATAAGTGTACTTTTTTAGTTCTTTCTATAAATTTTTAATTATACAATCTTCATAACCAACTTCAGTTAAAACATTTTCAACTGCCAGACGATATTTTTCATATATATTAGTTTCAATAAAGTACGCATTATCCTTATTATAATCTACAATCGTACCAATTACTGATGTGCCTCTTGTTAATTGTATTTTATAACCCTTAATTAATTATATTTGTTTCGGACGGCTCAACATCTTTTTCGTCAGTTTCGGTATAAGTAAACCTTGAATAAGGCACATTATCCTCGTCATATCCTGCTATCGTATCAATTACACTTGCACCATAGACGATGCCGGTTTCTTCTTGCTTTAATTTATAGTTTTCGTCAGAGTAAGTTTCAACAAGGTCAATCGTTCAGCTTTCGTCGGTTGTTTTTCTTCGTAATACCATTATTCAGCCCCTCATATGTCATTCTTGAAGCGTAAGCGCTCCAGTTTGTTGCCTGTTTGTAAACATTCATTGTTGCTTCATCAGCAAATACGATTGGGCAGTTGTTTGTATATATAAATGCGTTTGTACCTAAGGTTGTATGAAGTAATAGTTATTACACCACTCGAAATAGTTTGTTTATAGTCGCCATCTACTACTTTGATGTCGTACACATATTTCCCTACATCTAATTCATTAGTATCTTTAGGTTCAATTATAAATGAGTAATATCCTGTGTTCTCATTAAAAGTCATATGAGGCAGTAACTTTTGTAGTACTGCTTCTTTTGTGTTTAAGCTCGTTTTCATTGTAAAATAAATCTCGGACGGTTTAGACAAGACGGGGATACCATCGTTGTCTAAACGTCGAAATTTAAAACTCTGCGTATCACCACGTATAAGGGTTAATTCCATAAATCACCTCTATTCCGCATAAATGGCGAGATTACTTCCCGTTACGTCTGAAACGGCACTGATTGTGCTTGTGCTGTTATTAATTGCAAGGCACATACGGATATATTTAACGTTGTTAAAGCTTGACGGATACGTTCCTCCCGCCGGCGTGCCGTTGCAAGCAGTTGCAAGGTCACTGATAACAAAATCGTTACTATCCGTTGTGATTAGAGCACAGCCGTTCAATGTGCTCTGCGTTGCATTTCGCAAATTCCATACGCCCAAATAGTTTTTACTTGCATCGTAAACAGCAATCCTGCATTCGCCGTACATTGCCGAAGAGCCTATAGAGCCAAAATGCAAAACGCCGTTTTCAATTCTTAAGCCCTCTGATGCCTGATAATCAAATTCAAAATAATCGGTTACGAAATATCCGTTTTGCGCAGCGAGCGAACCGTCTGATTTAATGCGCTTGTTGATATTACCGTCGTTCATAGTAAGCAGGTTTTCCTTTGCAGGGGAAATTGCCTCGTTAACAGTGATAATTGCATTTGCGCCGCTTGATGCGTGCAAACTGCATCGCATATATGCAACAGTGTTATCATTCGGCACGGTGAAGCTGAGCAGTCTTTTGTTAGTTGCATCATAATTATAAGGCTCAAACACGGTCAAAGAAGAATCCGCATTTTTAAGCTTATACGGCGTTATATTTGTAACATCTGCTTTGGTTTTATCCGATTTATAAAACCAGGTGTTTTCTCCGCCGACCTCGTTGCAGATATATTCACCAGCAAACCTTATTACGTCGCCTGCCTGCACGGGAATGAAGCCCGTTACTACCGAACCCGCAAGCTCAGCATCAACGGCAGAGGAATTAAGCCTGTAACCGTCTTTATAACCCGTTGTGTTATAAATATTGCCGTTTGCATCTGTTGAAATTGGAATTTGATTTGTATATACAATCGGCTGCGTTGCAGTTATCGTTATAACGATATTGCCCGTGATTTCAGGAATAGTTATAACACCGTTGTTATAAACGCTTGCGGTAACGTCAACATTATTCATTACAACTGAAATGTCCTCTGAATGAATAACGTAACCCGTATCGGGCGTTATGGTTGCGGAATAGCTTTCGCCAACCTTAACCGTTGAATCAGGATTGCTGCTTGAGCAATGCGTTAAGGTGTTCGTTACGCTTCTGTTATCGCTTTCAAGCTCAATATCCTGCGGATTGCCGTCTATCATTGAATGGCGGAAGGCGTTTATCTGCTTTGCAGTTATACCGAGAGAGCCGAGATAATTTAGCACCTTATCGCGGAAGGTGCTGCCCGTAAGGGCGTTGATTGCCGTTATTAGATTAACCCAATCCGTTTCGTTTCTTGCCCTTTTGTTGATATCCGTACTCGTACCGAAATAAAAGGTTGTAAGTTCATAATCAATATCAATATCGGTCTGAGAAACGCCCAAGATTGCTTCAAGTATCAGCGCAAGGGTTCCCGTTCTGTCCGCGCCCGCATAGCAGTGAAAATACAGCGGTTCATTATTCTTCACCGCATCAAACACATATTCAACCGTGTTTTTCATATAAGCATTTGTAAGCGTATACTGAATAAACACGGGCGGGCGGTAAAACTTAACGGTGCTGCCTAAGGGTGAAGCGGTGTTTGAGGTTTCCGAGCCGCGCAGGTTTAATTCCCCGCGTATTCCGCACTGATTAACAAGCGCGGGGATATCGTCTGCATCAATTTCCCTGCCCCTGAAAAGCATACCGTATTTAACATACCATCTATCGTTGTCAAACCTACCTAGTTTAACAAGACATCCTGGAGTCAAGTAGACTTCAGTATTTGGTATCTGCAAGGATATTTGATTGCACATAAAAAGAAATCCACCTTCCTCCTTACATATAATTACATTTGTATATAAGGTTAAGAAAGTGGATTTAGAAAGGAGTGTTGCTTACCTGTGGAACAGTTTATGATGCTTAAGCTGGAAGCTATTCCATCTGGAAGCCGATGTGGATTTTGTATCAAATTTTAGATTTGGTATGTCTGGGGTGCACGGAACATCATCAGTTTCCCAAATTACATTTGGTAGTTCTGACGAAGGTACATCAAAGCGCATCCAAGGTGATGGATATGATTGCACTCTTACAGGTCTTGGAATGCCTGATTCATCATTTTTGCAACAATAAATATCTGTAGCAAGGTCACAGCGCTTTGAAAATGGATAGAAACGTGTAAATTCTAGATATTCAACTACCGCTTTATTAGGAAATCTTTTATTGATAACTGTCGTAGCATCAGATTTGCTAATTCGGCAATTCTTAAGTTCAGAATCTGAGATGTTCCATCTGCAGGACACCATTCTACATCACCTTTGAAAAGCTGCTGTGTATCATAGATGAAATAGAGGACATTGTTGTATTTCTTGTTGAGTGCATCATACTGTGACTTTGTGAGTTCTTTGTACTCAAGTTCTTGTTATAAATTCTAAGATACTCAAGTCTGCAGACAACCCAGATTCTTGGTCGATTGTAATTCCCCATCCCCTATCTAAAATTACAAACTTTGCATGCTCAGATTCGGCACCTTGTGCAAATGATTCCACTTGAATACAATAGAATGTGTATGCATAATACCTTGCTTTGACTGACTTGCCGGATTCGTATGCATCAATAATATCATCCAATGATGTATCAGATATAAGTTTACCTTCGATTTCGCCGTCAATATAAGTTACTACTAATTCCTCTGATCCGCCGCCTCCGCCAGATCCTTCAAGTTGGGAAATATACTTACTAACAGTACCATCTTCCTCTTTAATAATATAATTTCTAGTTTTCTTTTTCTTCTCATCTAATTCATTAAAATATTTTCTTTTAATTGTATCAAATAATAATACCTTACCCATTACTGAGCTCCTCCTTTTCAAATATTTTTCAATTTAAAGTGGGGGGGAGGGTATCTATGTACAAGAAAAAAGGTAGATTATTTATCTACCTTCATTTTTACAATTAAATCATCATTATGGAATTTAGTTTTTACTCTATATTGCGGGCGCAGTATATCAGCAAGGCTTTCTATAAAATCTATATCCCAATAAGGTATCCTAAATAAGGGAATATTATGTGCAAGAGCATATTCGTTCTTTCTTCTATCATTAGCTTGCATATGTCGAAAGGTACTATATTTTTTATGAAAGAATTTATTATACTCGTAATGCTGCTCCCCATCAAATTCTACGAGGATTAAACCTTTCGGACTCTCAAAACTTATATCAAATCTTAAAGGAGAACCTTTATATTTTAAATCTTTAAAGATTACTTCTCTCTTTAGATTCTTTACGCGGCCGGATCGTACCTCTCGCCGCAAGATATTAAGCAGTTTCTCTTCTCCCCTACTCATTGGCATCAAAATCACAATATAATTTAGGTTTTATCCAAAACTTTTCTGATAGCCATTTTCTATGCCACTCTCTCAAACAAGGCCTAATAATTATATTAATAAAATCTTGTCCTAAATTCTCATCTACCAAGACACTGTTAAATCTATGACCTCTTTGTTTTTCATTGGGCTTCTTAATAAGAATTAACTCACTTCCATTAATAAAATAAATTCTAAGAACACTATTAGAATCTTTATAATAATCCTCACAAAACCACTTGTATTTATTATATAATTCAAAAATATATTGCTTAATAAGACTACTGTCCGTACCCGAACTTAACCAAATACTTGCCTTATACCCTTTAAACAAAATACACTTCCTAAAAATCTGCTCTACCATTTTATAACTTTTACCCTTCATTAACTACCTCCTCAAGAAATAAAATACTTGTAAATCCTAAACTAACTCTTTGAAGGACTTTAAAATATTTCTTTCCATCTTCAAAAATAAAAAGAATACCATTATCAGTTGGATCTTCAGTATATGCAGTCCAGGGTAAACTATCGTCAAGTTCAATCTCTCCAAACTCATTTGTCCAAAGAAAATGAGAGTAGGGGAAGTTATTTTGTTTTAATATATCACAAATTTGTTTATACATTTTAAGGCCTCCGTTCTTTAGTTAGTTCATAATCATCTTCTAAAGGTGGTAAAATACCACACTTCATAAACCAAATATCTCTTTTAACTTTATTTTCTTCTCCAAGTGGAGGTAAACCATATCCTTTTTGAAGAGCAATAAGAATTGGATCGTAGATTTCTGCGCACTCACTGCGCTCGTGCTTGGAGCGACTGTCGTCGCTCTTCGGAAGGTAAAGATTTATGGTACAATTTTTAATTATCATCTTTTAATTCCTCGTGATAAGGTATAGTGTCATTCATCCTTACGGCCTTAATAAAAAGCTTTCTTAGATTGTCTTTATCTAACACTACAACTTCTGATCCATATTTACAATCTTTTAACTTTAACATTACTAATTCAATAAAAAATTGAGTTTGTCTGTGCATAGCTAAAGGCTTACAACGCTTTTTTAGCCACCATTCATACTCGTCCTCTAAATTAAAATCTTCTCCGCAATATGCTCGTGCCGCACCAAGATAATCGCAAATCATTTCTGTAGCATATCGAAAAGGCATCATAATAGGTTCTCCACCATTGTCAAAGTTATCTTGCCAATACTCATAATGGTGCTTGTTGCGGCCATTATGATGCATCCAAGCCGCACTATATCCATTTTCTTTTTTACAAGCATCGATTGGTGAAGATGAGCCAGTATAATATTTTACGCCTTCAAAAAATTCAATAGGCGAAAATTTTGATAAGTCATGGATAATCCCTTGCCATAATATGCCCGCGTGATAACAATAATAACATACCCAGTATTTGTGAATAAGAATAGTTTTTAAGTGACCAAAGAATTTTTGTATATAATTCATTTATTTACCTCTTTTCTCCTCAAAATAATCACAACATTTTACACTTATACCATCCCAACAAAACAAAATTCCTTCACTACTTTTTACTGGACAATTAGTTTCTTCTCCAGCTAATTCATCATAAAAATCTCCAAGCTTACATTGGTCACAAATATGTTTACATTCTCCTTCAAGTTCTATTAATAGTTCTTCTCTTAAATATTCATCCATTGTTTTCTCCTTAAATTCTTTCGCGGCCGTACTACAAAATCAGAACCCGAAAATCGTAGCATCGCCGCGAAAAGATGTAAGCAATTAATTGTCTTGATTATGATTTTCTAACAAACAAATAATTTCTTTAATTTCTTTTTGAATACTTTCTTCGTTTTTATATACATATAATAATGGAATATTTTTTTTCTTACAATATTCTTTTTTTAAATTATCTCTAATTATTCCATCTTCTGTGTAATATTTACTATTTTCATCCCAATATTGCCTTCCTTGACATTCTATTAAACACACTAAAATATTATTTTGAAAGATTGCAAAATCAAATCTTAATGGGTGTTTAGGCGTTAAATGATATAAATCATCAAAAGAAAACTGCTTTTTATATACAATAGAGTGATTATCAAGTTCTTGACCAAGTCTTTTTTCTATATAAGAAGTTAAACAACCACAAGATTTAGTTGTTCCGTTTTTCAAATTGCCTCCAGTAACAACTGTTTTATTACCACATTCACATATACAATTCCACTTTACTTTTCCACCGTAACCATCATCAAGATTACGATTTATAACTGTAAGTAAATTAAATTTTTGACCACTTAAATCTTCATAAGGGCGGTTGGGGACACAACCACAGTTAGGATATTGACTTTTAATTAAATTAGAGTATGTTTTTTCTACTATATTTCCACAATCACACTTGCATAACCATCGACTGTTTTTATCACCCCTACCAGCTCTTTCTATTACAACAAGTTTTCCAAATCTTTTATTTAAAATATCCGCTGCGCCGGTTGTACATCCACAAGATTTAGTGATCCCTCTTGTTAAACTATCTCCACGAACTGTTTTAAAATTTCCACATTCACATTGACATTCCCAATATGGCCTAGAATAACTAAAATCTCTTCTTAAAACAGTTAATTTTCCAAACTTTTGTCCAGTTAAATCTTTAAAATTTCCCATTATAATATTTGCGAAAGACTACATTCATACCATTTTTTGTCTTCTGGTTGTCTCCAATTAATAATTTTTCCATGTCTAAATTTTTTACTATCTTCATCTATATCCATTGCAGAAATTTCTACGACCTTCTTTTTCCATAGTTCTGGATTCTCTACAATCCCTTTTCTTACCTCTTCTGTTATATTTGAAATCCAACCACAAGGTATAATTTTGTTTTTATCTTCATCGTAAAGTGCAATTTCAATACTACCAGCAAAATTGTAAAAATAACCTTTACTTATTGGCTCAATCGTTGCTCCGCACTTAAAATCTTGATAATAATAGCCCTTCATCTTTTCTCCCGTTCTTAAGTGTTGCCAATAAGGCCATTCTTCAAGATTTTGTAAACCCTGATAGCTTTTTGTGGATTTTTTAAAGTTACCAGTAAGAAAACAGTCAACAGTATGCTCTATCTCTTTCTTAACCTTACAACTCTTCCAAGCAGTTCGCTTGCCAGGTGCATAATGTGAATCTCTTTTCTGGAGTACTACACCTTCCCCTCCTTCAGCAAGAACTTCTCCAATATAATCCCAAAGTTCTTGACCTTCATAATAAATTGCTTCGTGAATATATCCACTCCACTTTAAATACTGGTTTAATTCTAAATCTCTCATATACTGTAGTCTTTCTTCAAGACTTTTATTCATAATATTATGGCCATTAAAAGCAAGACAATCAAAGCAATAGAAATGTAATCTCCAATCTTCATCTTCTTGACGTTTTAAGGATTTGTCAAGTAAACACCCTGCAATCTTTGTCACGTTTTTACTTCCCTCGTGGTGAGGAACATATAATTCTCCAATTAAAACCGTTCCATTGGGAATATTTTGTAAAGCACTTTTAATTTGTGGCATCCAATCTATTTTATTAGGATATTCTCCGTTTACTCCTTTGTTTCGCGGGCGCGCATAAAAATTACCATTATTATCTTTAATAATCATAAGAAACTGCCCATCAATCTTGCGGGCCGCAATATATTCAAGTCCAAAAACCAAATTAGGTATTTCAATTTTAGGATCTTTAGATTTAGGTAAACTCCAATATCTTTCTATTTCTAAATTTCCATAACCTATTCCATCAATTATAATTTCCATTTCTTAATTCCTCTCTTACTTGCATCAAAATTTTACCAAGTTTATTTTTTCCCTTTCCGTTACAAACTCCCCAGTAATAATCATGCCAATTATTACCCTCAACAAGTTTGGTATTACCAGTATTAAGAAGTCTCTTTTGTAATTCTAGGTTTTGAACAAATTTGGCTTTTACTCCTGTATAGATTACAGCATCTTTAATTTGTTCCCAATCTTCTCTTAAAGCAATATTTTTACCAAGCTTTTTCGCTTCCGAAGGACTTTCTGCATTTTTAATCATTTCAAAACTTCGACTTGAAGTTGCTTTTGATGCTTGAAAATAGTGCTCTACGGTTGGAAAATAAACTGAATTAATTATAATAGGACTATCTGCAAAATTACTTAACCAATAATATTCATCAGCAAATCTATCTATAATTTCCATTTAAGTAACTCCTTTTATTTTTCTTATCTATATTATACCATATAAAAAGAAAAAAGTCAAGAAAAAATCTTGACTTTAACCTATAATAAAACTCTAGTAATAAACTCTTTTGCTGTTCTTTCTAAATCATATAAACTACCATTATTATCAATTATATAATCGTACTTATAATCTTCTACATGCTGATCACTAAAATTCTTTGCGGCCGCGATATTGTCGTTCTTAACCAAAACAGTAATTGCATCGAATTCTTCTTTAATCTTATCAATTTCTTTAGGTTCTCGACAATGTACAAAAATACAACTTGCTCTTGGATTTTCGTCAATAGCCTCATAAACCGTATTTAAACTAATTGGATAATATTGATTGGCAAAATATTTTAACTCACTTAAAAATAATCTACCTTTTTCATCTTTGATACCATCCCAGCCTAACTTTCTCGCGGCTGCCTTGACGCAATCAATTGTACTAACATTTATAATAGTATGAAAAGGACAATTATCTTTAATAAAATTAACAAAGGTATCTTTTCCCACACCATTATGTCCTGAAATTACGCAGATTTTTTGCATTTAAGCACCTCCCATAAATAAGTTTGATTAAGTTTATTATAGTTGGTGTAAGGAATTTCTATTAAAGTAATATTATTTTTTAAGCAATATTCTTTTTTTATTAAATCTCGTTCTTTTGTCTTATTAAAATTTTCTTTTGTATCATTATTTTTGAATTATCAAATTTATATCCTCTTACAAAAGCTTCATTACTTAAATGTAATAAATACCTACCTATATAACTAAAAGGATTATTACTTTTCTTAAAACGTTCTAATTGTGGATGATTATAATAAGGTGTAATTATTTTTTAGTAGAATAA